CTGCCGCCCAAGGGGTGGACAAAATTTTGTTATTTTTATAATTTTTTTATTTGTTTTAATTTGTGGCCAAAATTATCTAAAAGCCATCGTTCTGCTAATGATAACCAAAGTTGCCATCATCATGCATAACAAACTCAGGGTTTACTTCGTAACGCTTTCTATGCAGTTCAGGCCGAACCTCATTTTTCATGACAAGGCGCTCAAATGCAGGAAAACCACAAAGCAACTCATCATCAGTAACATTCTGTTGTCGAATTTTCTGGAGGGTTTGCTCAGATGCTTTCGCAAGACAGTCAGCGAGAAAAGTTTTTGAGGTAGAACGCTTCAAAGTACGATCGTAGAACAAACGAAGGATTTCCAAAACATCCACATTTGCAGCATAAGTACCATAAGCAAGCCCAAGACAAGCCAAAGCAAAATCCAAGAGGTCTCGGCCTTCTTTTGGCTCTCGACCGAAAGCAAGGCGCATTAGAACAGGCCCTGTCTCACGATAAGGTAGAAGACGAGGTTGTTTAGGAAAGTGGGAAAGTGGATTCTTTATCGCTTGATACTGAAGAAACATAGGCCCCCGACGAACAAGGACCCCATCAAAGACTTCAGCATGAAACTGGTCAAACCTAAAAATATCCCGGACAGTCATACCAAACCATTCTTTTAAAAACGAGACCCAACCATAATAAGAGTAGTACAGCGAGGCAAGCCCACCTTTCTTGTAACTCATTAAATGATCATCACTATAATTAACAAGAATAGTATTGGTAAGAACTTCCGCATAAGCTCCACGCCGATGTTTTACAGGTATGACAGGAGTTTTAACAACAACATAGAGCCACCAAAGGAACTGAACGATCCAAGAACCCATGTGTGATGTTTCCCACAAGCCAGATGCAATATTTCCACGAACCCTCACCCAGATAGATCCAAAAAGATGTTGAATACGACAGGACATCTGCATAGCAAGTATTTCACAAATGCCCTTCATAAACGCATAGAGGTCAGGATCCTGAGTCTCATCAAAGAAAATAAGAGTTCTACTATAAAAGAATTGAATAAGCATCTCACGAATAGAAAGATCTAATTTAGAAAAATCACCCTCCCAAAATTCACGAGGATCAACACTAAAGACAAGTAACACTTCAGCAAGC